AAAAAAAACACCTAAAGACCTGTACACCGAAGGGTATACCACAAATGGGTTCGAATAACATTGAAGAAAGCGCAAAGACAATCAGAACCAATTATGAATATATTCGAACGCATCGTCCACGTACGATATTGTTAACGAACGCGGAATACTATCGTTTGTTTGATAAACATGATGAACGGTTTAAAACCACACCGTCGGTGGTTGTCCAGAAACCGCCAAAAGCCGTTATAAAGCCTGCCACTGTAATCGTATTTTGCCGTGCGTTTAAAATGGATGGACATGTTTGTAACGCCAAAGTGAAAAAAGCAGGGTTCGAATTTTGCGCGCGACATTCTAAAAAAAGCACTTAAAAGAATAAGAATTCAAGTAAGAAACAAATGAGTGAACAAACAATGAATCGTGAAATAATGACCCAACGACTCAAAGTTCTACAGGAAAAATCACTCGATTCTTATGAACGAAATATGCATGAGAAAAAAATCAAGTTGCAAGAACGTGATGATCGAATGAAAACAGCAATTCAAACGTTATTCGATTCGATTATCCGAGATAGTGAGGAAAAGATGGAAATTGCAAGTAATAATGGAAATTTCGGGACGGTGTTGTTTGAATGTACAGTCGAAAAATCGAACGAGGACGAATTTCAAAATATATTTCTGNTGAAGGGACCGATGCGATGGAATAAAGACGTATCCTTTTTCGAGACGAAGGGGTTGAAATCCGTGTATGAAATGGTGAATGAATTTTTTGATCCGATTCACGTGTACATGAAGTATGACCGTGTGTCCAAGACACATATGTTGATTGCATCATGGAAAACGAATAATCGGTGAATAATCAATGGATANTTTATTCACTTAAAGAGCGAATGGTGTATCAATTAAACATGGATTTGGAATCATATTCTGAAAAATATGTCAAATTTATGACAGCAGTACGATTAAATCATCATAANGTGAACATATCAACAATTACATTGATATGTAATTTNAACAANGAAAAACTCGATATCCCATTTTTTACGGAAAGATTCAACAAACAAGATGTGACCATAAAAGTTTCAAAGAGTAATAAAGAGTTTGAAATATCGAAACGCGGAAAGATAAAAAAAACATTTTTCAATCAGGTGACATTAAACTACACTGATATTTCCAAAAAATCAATAAAAATATTTTCAAATGCAAAACTTCAAATCACCGGAATCTCTAGTTATTGGGAATGTAATCATGTCATGACGATGGTGCTACGGTGGTTAAACGAGATTTTTGCATCTGAATGTATTGAAATATCACATTCGTATATTGGCATGATAAATAGTAACTTTTCCATGAACCAAAAATTGGATTTGCCGGGACTTAATAACATCTTAAACCGAAATGATAAAGTGATGTCCATATACAATCCGGAAAGTTACCCAGCCATCAACATGAAAATCGTGAATGATGAGCATGTTGAATATACGCATGCAAAATCGACAATCTCCATATTCATATTTGGAACAGGGAATATCGTGATCACCGGAAGTAAATCGATGGATGATATATCAAAGGCGTATTTTTTCATAACGAATACGATCAAATGCAATCCTGAAATCCGGCGTGAGACGCATATCTCGGTCAAAAATGATAAAAAAGTCGACCATATTATAGATGGATACCCAATTCGGCAATACTTGTCAGCGCTAAAAAAATATATCTAACATAGTAATATAAATGGTTTTACCTGGGATGAGTGATGGACGTTGCTTCACCACATATATTTCGAGTTGTCAGTTGAATTCAAATATGATGAATGAAAAACAAATGAGTAACAACGAATATCGTCGATTTTTGCAAGAAAATGCACTCGACTTGATGAAAAACACGGAAAAGGTGTGTGAAACCGCGGTGATGAATGAATGCACTTATTGTATTGATATTGGTAATCGTTAAACAAATTACTTAAGGAACAAACAATGAAATTATGTACATGCTGACCAGATATGGTGTGAAGTTGGGTCTGCATGATCCAAATGTGGCCATGTATAAGGACGAGCTAACGGTATCCCCGAAACAATCCGACTATCAACGATATCCCGTTAGATATAAATTATATTTACAAACGAAAAATAATTTATATGTGCCGAGATTCTTCAAAAGATGGACCACCCCCGCATGGCCATCCGACGTTATGTGTGAAAGAATCCAAATCATAAATAACATTCAATTCATTGGAACACTACGGGACAATACGTGTCAAAACGAAGCTTCCGAACGTGTAATATCATCATTGAACATGAAAGGGGGTTGTGTGTTGAATTTACCTACCGGGTATGGAAAGACGACGGTAGCTTTGCATGTGCTTTCGGTGATGAAGGTGAAGACGTTGATCATTGTGCATAAGGAATTTCTGATGGAACAATGGCACCGGAAAATAATTGAGTTCATACCCGATTGTAAAATCGGGAAAATACAAGGAGGTATCGTGGATACTGAGAATAAGGATGTCGTGTTGGGAATGTTGCAATCGTTATCGATGAAATCATACGATGTGAACACGTTTGATACATTTGGAATGACGATCATCGACGAGGCACATCATGTGTGTAGTCAAACCTTTTCGAACATCTTTAAAAAGTTTAACACCAAATATATCCTAGGACTTTCCGCGACGCTCGAAAGGTCGGATGGTTTAACGAATGTTTTGCACTGGTATTTGGGAGACATCGGATTCACGACAAGTCGTAAAGAACAACATCATGTATATGTGAATGTAATGCCGTACACAAACCCGTTATATTCCACCCCATTTCCCAAAAACAATAATGGTAACACCAATTTGCCACTCGCGATTACACAACTAGTGGAACTCGCTGATAGAAATGATATGATAATGGCCAAATTATATGAGTTATACGCCACCGGACGCAAGATCATCGTATTGACCGACCGTCGTATACATTGTGAAATGTTGTACGAAAGAACAAAATCCGAATTGGGTGTATCGGAGGTGGGCTTGTACATAGGAGGCATGAAATCAGAAGAATTACAACAAAGTGAAACGAAACGCATCATCATCGCGACATACACCTTAGCGCACGAAGGTCTTGATATACCAACGTTAGACACGGTGATGTTAATCACTCCAAAATCTAACATAGTGCAGGCAGTTGGTCGAATTTTACGAGAAACGTTAGGGAAAAAGAATAATCCATTAATCATCGACATCTTGGACAAATGGGGGCCCTTTTATAGTCAATACAAAAAAAGAGAGTCTTATTATCTCCAAACCGGATTTAATATAGATGGGTATACACAGGAAACTGTAATGTTCCTAGAAGAAGGTGCGTTATAAAGCTGGAAAATTTGTATAGTGTGTATGATAAGATAAAGTATGGAAACTATTATCGCTGAATTACAACAAAGGATGAGCGTATTAGAGACCAAATTAAACCGTCAAGAAAAGGCATTTCGAAAACTCAAAAAAGAAATGGTACCTGAGAGTGAACGCAAACCCCGTAAACCGAGTGGGTTCGCGAAACCAACCTACTTATCTCCCGCATTATGTACCTTCCTGAAAGTGGANACCGGGTCGGAATTAGCCAGAACGGAGGTTACCAAACGTCTGTTAGCATATGTGAAGGATAATAACCTTCAAAACTCCGAAAATCATCGCGTAATCGATTGTGATCAAGCGATGACAACCTTGTTATCTCCCCCCGTCGGAGAAGATGTTACATACTTTAATATTCAACGTCTTCTGAAAGGACATTACATTAAAACTGACGATACCGTACCGGTCGTTGTCGAACCCCCGGTAGTTACGGTCAATGACACAACTGAAGCGAAACCGGCTGCCGTTAAAAAAACGAGAGCAAAAAAAACGGCAACGAAGTAAATGTAACTTAAAATGTAACTTCGTAGTATAGAAANAAGCGAAATAGATGGAAATAGTCCATAAATCATTGTGTCAACGAGAAGAGATTGAGAAAATATTAAAATTCAGGGTTCGGAACATTCAATTGTACCAGGAAGCCTTGCTTCACAAATCTGCTGTGAAACTTTATGATGTTCAATTATCAAACGAACGGTTAGAGTTCATAGGAGATTCTGTATTGAATCTTATAATAGCAAGGTGGATATACGATTCGTACCCGACGGAAAACGAAGGGTTCATGACGAAATTAAGAACTCGAATCGTTAGTGGTCAATGTTTGGCGAAGTTAGCAAGTAATCTCGAGCTTCATAAATATATACGAATGAACGATAAGGCGTTACGTCAAGGATGGAACACGAATCCACGAATTTTGGAGGATACTTTTGAAGCCATTATCGGAGCCTTATATCTCGACCAAGGAATTCAAAAAACAACGGAATACATAATTAATGACCTCTTAACGCAATTGGATATTACGGGAATGCTAGTGGATACGAATTATAAGGATATTCTCATGCGATACACACAATCGAATAACAACAAATTACCTGAATATACAATTATTCGAGAAGACGGACCCAATCACAACAAACAATTCGTTGTGAGTGTGAGTATAGAAACGAATGCGATAGGGGAAGGGGTTGCGAAAAGTAAAAAACAAGCGGAACAACACGCTGCATACCATGCATTACAATGTATGGGTCTCATTTCGTGATAAGAATAAAAAGTAAAAAAAAAAGATTTGTAAATACTAGTAATGCTCGATTACAGTGCTGGGATATTAGTTTATATAGAACACAATGGAGAGAAATTATTTTTGTTAGGCAAAGATGCCAAATATCAAAGCTGGAGCGATTTCGGAGGCAAGGTGGATGTGGAGGATCGAAGCGATCCTTTAGAAACTGCCGCGAGAGAGTTTTACGAAGAAACAAGTGGAGTGTTGCTTAGTAAATCGAACATGTACTCAATGTTGAAAAAACATGGAAGCAAAATCGAATGTACATCCTATCGGAAGAAAAGGTACTATATGTACATCTTACGAATGGAAATCGATGAATCATGTATTGAAAAGTTCAAAAACCAAAATCGTTTTCTGAAAGCCGTTCCAGATCCAATGTTGAGAAAGTTTATAGAAAAAGATGAGCTTCAATTTTTTTCGATGAATGATATCATAGGATCACCCAAACAGTTTAGGAGCGTGTTTTACAACAGTATTATGAAACATATCGATGTAATCCGAAGTGCGTAACACTTTAAAAAAAACTTTCGTAACACAAACTAATAGCATGTCCGTGGATGGCATACAAATAAGTAAAGAAGACGATGCTGCAATGATCGATTTGTATCAAGAATCGAGTGATGAATCGGATATTGTCATAAAACAAAAAAAACATAAAAAACGAACCCCCACTCATCGACAACAACATACACCGGTTGAACCTGCCCGCGCACCGCCTCAACGGTTACAAGAGGGACTCGATATGTTTACGAACCCGGAGAAGATGCGTGCGCCGGTATCCGAACAATCCAACGAAGAAACGGGGTCGGAGTTGTCCATACCAACTCCATATTCACGTGACCATCAATACATGGAGGATGAAGAAGAGTTGGAAGATCAACCATCGGATGGCTTTCAGACAATTGATGACGAAAAACAAGATTTAATCTACAAATTTTACAGAATGCAAACAAAGGGTATACCGGTCAATAAAAAATACAACATGGCATCGGATGTGCACGAAATGCGTCGAGAGTTTCATCGTATCCAACGGGATATGGACGTTAATCAAAGCATTAAGTTTTCAAGACGAATGTTGATGGCTTGTGTTACCGGAATGGAGTTTTTGAACAAGCGATACGATCCATTCGATGTTAAATTAGAAGGTTGGTCCGAATGTGTGATGGAAGGCATCGATGATTATGATAATGTGTTTGAAAAATTACACGACAAATATTCGTCAAAGGTGCAAATGGCACCAGAAATCGAATTGTTGTTATCATTGGCAGGAAGTGCGTTTATGTTTCATTTGACAAATACGATGATGACAAACATGCCAAATTTAAACGATATCGCAAAGAATAATCCCGATATCATTCAAAATTTGATGAAATCAATGGCACAAGCAAAACCGTCGACAACCACACCCAACACAGAACCCGTTGGTTCAACCACCCAAAACGAAGGGAATGTACGCGAAATGAAGCCTCCTATGTTCGATATATCAAGTGTCATGGGAATGTTGAATCCAGGTGGTGGGGGAGGAGTCCAAATCCCCCCACCACCGATTCCGATGGATCGAAACATCCATATTCCGCCTGCATCGATACCTTCCGGTACCCCAATAAACAATTCCATATTTACACAACCGATTCATAGTAGAACTGCCGATAATCCTGTCGTGTCCACCACGGTGCAAACCCCAATCCGCATGCCAAGTCCATGCGCTTCGAGTGTGAGTGTATCCTCTTTAGAAAGTGATACGGCAACAAAAGTGATTTCGTATAACGAAAGTGAGACAACGACTACGCGGTCTAAACGTGGACGTAAATCGAACATTAAATCAACCTCTGAAAATACAATCTCGATTTAAATAATATGTTTAGGTATATAAATTGCAAATGATTTTGACGTACACTCCTCTTGACGAAGCATGGGACCTGAACACAAACGATGCACCAAACTCCTCGAACCCGAAAAATAGAACACCGAACGATTCACCAAATTCGTCGACGTATCAACTTCGAACACGCAACAATACCGTCGCCCGAAATGTGCAACGCGATTCGGAAAGCCAAAACGATGAAGTGCAAGCTTCGAACAGCGGTGGGTCCTACGACTCGATGACAATTAATTTAGATGGGTTTAACCCAGCCCGAATCGATGTGGTGATTTCAGACACCGCCTTGATAAAACACATGAAGGAATTGTCGTACACCGAACAACAAGCATTAGCTACCAAGGTGTTGTTGACCTATTTCAATGAAAATCCCAATGCGTCGATACAACCCAAACAAAATAATCGATTCGAAATACCACCCGACCAAACGAATCGGGTTGAAAACCCACCCAANTCCTCCGCGAACATTGAGACATACAAACCGATTTTTAACACCGCCCCAAATTCGTCGTATTTGCGCCAACCGGACAAAATGGGAAGCAATCAGATCGAGTTTTACAAAGCATCTGACGACCGATCACCCTCCATGTCGAATGGATACATGTATATGTTGTTGGCGATGTTGTTATATGTGTTGTATGAAAAAACATCGTTCATACTAAGCAACCAATAAACGTTCATTGTTGTTGCAACATGCCCAGCACATGCTCGATTGTTGTAGATTTTCCTTTAGCGCTCTTAATTTTCAAAGGATTGTTAATTATTTTCGGTTTAGATGAACCGCCAAAAAGATCGTCCGTAGTCTCGTCATAGTCCGTATAATCCGCGATATTCGTGTGTTTTGAGGTGTGTTGATGTTTTTCNATATCGTAAAGAATGAGCTTGATAGGTGGCAAGGAGAAATTTATCAAATTGGTATTCCCTCGAAATTCATCGATACCCATCGAACCACCAAATACCTTTAACGCCTGTCGAGGTGGTGCACAATGCATTTCAATCATTGGGTCGTTTTGACTGTCTTGTAAATATTGCGTTATTAACATGTTTGTATTAAATTTATTAGTTACATTCGAGTTTGTGTCGTTGTTGTAGCTTTTCATACATGGAAAACTACAAAATTGTCCAATACCCGTGTACGTGTTGTTATGTTGGTCGTAGTCGATTGGCATGTTAAGTACCGCATTAGGAGTAGGATGACAACACCACCAACACCAACACGCAACCTTTTTGGGCATCTATTTAAATTCAAATCGTTTAATCTTTAAAATAAAGAAATTGTGTAAAGGTAATGAGTTTTGCTACACCAATATCCCAATTGTCCGGAACGGGTCCGTCTCAACCACGACAAATGGCCGTCTCTGATGGTTCCGAAAAACGACCGTCCTCTCTAGAAAACGTTTCGTATTCGGATATACTTCAGAACATGAAAAACGAAATGAATGTCCCTCCCGAGTCCGTTGTTCAAACGCCGATACAAGATACACGACAACAACAAATGCAACAACAACAACAACAACAACAA